CAGGGGACCCCGACTGGTGACAGGACACACCAAGATGTCCCTCAACCACGGCCGCAATTGCGGACGTACGGATTAATCATCCGGTTAACGTTGTCAAAGGCCGAGGAGGCCTTATGGCAACGCCACGTAATACCCTAGTCAGCACACCTTCTCCCAAGCACCCAAACAAACGGGTGTACGAGAGGAAGCAGGCTGGCTGGTACGGGGACCATATACATGTTTTTCCGTATATGGGATATCAAGCCTTTTCTAAAGGCGAAGTCGCTTCATCATGGACCAGTAACATCATCGATGCACCTAATTGCGTGCCTCTCGTCGATTTCTTGGTTCACAATGGAGTCCCTCCCTGGTCACAGGCCGCTTATAACAGGACCTATTCCAGGTTTCGTGGGAAAGTGGTAGGTGAATCCGCGGAACTCGGCGCAGCTTTTGCCGAGTGGCGACAGTCACTGGATTTGATTACCTCCAGTGCGACAAGATTGTATAAGGCTTACCGGTATGCCCGAAAGGGCAAATTCAGTAAAGCTTTCAACGAGCTTGGCGTCTCTAACAAGAACCGTCGCAAGCCCTTCTACAAGAGAGGGGCTGATGCCGCGTCAAAGTGGTGGCTTGAGTATAACTTTGGCTGGGCACCGTCCATTGCGGACATGTACTCAGCCATGGAGGTACTGTCACAACCGCTCCCCTACGGGAAGCAGAGTGCAGCCTCCAAAGCCCACCACATTTGGTTAACAGGGAATGCATACGACAAGTTTAACAACAAGTCGGTCATTCGGCACAAGGTAGGCGCGGATATTCTCCTCGTCAACCCCAACCTTTTCCTGTTAAATCAATTAGGGATCCTAAACCCTGCGGCCATTGCTTGGGAGCTAACTCCCTTTAGCTTTATGGTCGATTGGGTCTATGGTGTCGGGAACTACCTAGCCAGTTTTTCTGACTGGGCGGGCCTCGAACTCCGTAATCCCTACCACTCGCATTTCTGTAAGTATACCGGAACGTGGCACATCGAGAATAACCCTTATTTCTCAGGGCTCTCGGTTGGTTACGGTACGGCGCTTCAGAGGTTCGAGGGGATACCACGCCCCATCCCAACTTACTATGTAAATGGTGACTTGGGTACCTCCTTAAACCGGGCTGCTAACGCAGTCTCGATTCTAATCCAGACTCTTTTGGGCGGAAGCCCAACCCCTTCCCGGGGTTAAGAGTCAAGAACCGAGGTCTATACTATGCCATCAATGGCTAATATCACAGTGCAAAACGCGGCGGCGGGTAGTGTCGTCTATACAGCTGCCACTGCCTCGGCGGGGGATCGCTCCCCTGCTGTCTGGCGTGCAACGGCTGCTTCGGCGATCATTGGTCACCGTCCGCGGTTTCAACTGTCGACCCGTGACAACTCGCGCCAAAATGGGCGGGTATTTGAAGCGTCGTTTTCGTTTCCTATCGTCGAGTCAATCGGCGGTATCGATACGGTGACGGCCAAAGTACCCCTTCAGGTCTCTGGGACTCTGCCGACGAACGTCGACAGTGCCGATGTTGAAGATGCGTTTGTCCAGTTTGGGAACCTCCTGGTTTCCACGCTGATCCGCGCGTCTGCGGCTGAGGGTTACGCCCCAACCTGAGCTTAACGTACATTCAACTCACTAGGAGTTAAACGTGAAGAAAAAGCCCATATTGCCAGCTTACCTTAAGTTGGCAACGCAGTTGTACAGATCTCTCGACACTCCCGTCGCGCTGAGTTGTTATATCTTGGCGCGACATCAGGAGTGGGATCAGCTCGTCTCTAAAGACGTAGATCCCCACACTTATCTTGATGCAACCTCCTCTGTGCTTCGGTACAGACGCGATAGGCAAGCCGTAGCGTTCCTGCGTAAAAGCAAGGATGTTCCTGCTAGTTTTGACCGTAAAAAGGCGGCCATTGAGCAGTTCAATAAGTGTGAAACGAAGTGCTTGGAAACTAACTACTTCCTTGAGTGTGTCGCATTGGGATTAGGGTCTGAAGACCCTTTTATCCATCGGCTATCGGAATTGCTCCGATCTGCTCGTAAAACAATCGCGCGCGTTCTCGGTCCCGTTCCTCCGTCGCTCGACGGACGATTCGGACCTGGCACTACGTTTGAGTTAGAGGGGTCACCGTCCAGTACGGTTATCGACAAACTGCACTACATACCACATGTTACTCAAGCGGCTTTGCCGGTGTGGGAACACATGTCTTCAACCCATCATTGGGTTCGGAGACGTCTTGAGTTAGGTCTTCCGCACTTCGCTTTCTGTAGGGGTAACCGTTTCACAACGGTCCCGAAGGATGCGAAGAAAGATAGGGGTATCTGTATAGAACCCTCTGGGAACCTTTATGCCCAACTGGGAATAGGTTCTTATCTTAAGCGGCGCTTAGCGGCTGTGGGTTTATTCGTTAACCGGAGTGAAAAACCCCGGAACCCTATTAAACAGCTACTGCGCAGACCAAGCCCGAACGGGCAAACGATTCACCGCGAGATCGCCGAGAAGGCATCCCGTGATGGGTCGTGGTCTACTATTGACCTTAGCGATGCGAGCGATACAGTCTGTTATCAGATTGTGAGGCAACTATTGCCTCCTGACTGGTTCAGATTACTCGACTGCGTCCGTTCACCTTTCACCCGGTTGCCGAGCGGCAAATGGGTGAAGCTGGAGAAATTCAGCTCTATGGGTAACGGCTTTACATTTGAACTTGAGACTCTCATTTTCGGCGCGATTTCTTGCGCGGTGAGTGGGGGCTCCTTAGGTAAGAATGTACTGGTTTACGGGGATGATATCCTAATACCCCGTGAACACTCAGAAGACGTCTTGGCAGCCCTTAAAAGCTGCGGATTCGTTCCGAATGAGGCAAAATCGTTCACCACGGGACTCTTTCGGGAGTCCTGCGGCGGCGACTTCTTCTGTGGCTTGGACGTTCGTCCTTACCATTCTGAAGAATGCCCCACCAATCCTGTGGAATGGATTGGCTTGCATAACCAGATTGTCTCCAAATGGCCGGGTTTTAAACACGTCCATAGGTACATCCGGGAGCAAGTTCCAAAGCGTTTTAGAGTATTCGGCCCATCCAGGGTCGGAGATACCGTACTGCACACCCACAAAAGCAATCATTGGCGGCCGTTTTCATCTGACGGCAGCCTTTGGATCACAGGCGTGGAAGCAGTTCCTGTCGAGATCCCTCTCGATAGGTGGAGTTCGGAGTTTATTGTTTCTACCGCGCTCCTCGGTGTCGCCTCTTCTGGGATTGTCCCGCGCAACGCGGACATTCACGGTATGAGGCTTGTTAAGCTCAGCATATCGTAACATTGCG